TACAAAGACAATTATTCTAGAAATATATCATTTTCATCATTTAATTTCTTATGCTTAACGCGAATATAATGTACTTCATAATAATTCTTATCTTTCCATTCCTGAAAATAACGATTATTAATCTTTTTTTGCGTTTTATTAATATAAAATAAAGATAAAAGGTCGTCAGAATAACCTTCACGTTCAAACATTTCCTGCTGAATACTCAATTGTCTTTCTAGAGACATAGAATGACACTTTGACATATATTCATCAGAAAGAGAAATAATATAATCGTCAGACAAATTCAAAGATTCCCATACACGATATATATAAATAGGGCGACAAAGCTTATTCTTAAGACTATCAGTAAAGTAATGAATTTCTTTTACAGAACGAGTATATGCAAGATAAACACGAAGGCACTCAGGAAGAGTATCATAACAATATCCATGCTTCTCGTATAAAGTCACGATATAGCAGTGTATAAATTCGGATATGTTTGTAGGAGTTTCTTTTTTAAAGGGCTCGTTTCGTCTAAAGAGTTGTAATACTCCACGGATCGATCGCAAAATTGTTCGAGTTTCGAAAGAAAAATTACTGCTGTACGGTACGAATCGTGGCAATAATCTAGAGATATACGAAAGGGGGGGAGTGAATTCGCAAGATTTGCCATTACGGACAAAGCGTATTCGCTGAGATAAGAATTCGACTGCTTGTTCAGGTACTTCGACTGTCTTTCTAAAGCTTTCATATCCAAATAGTTTGCTAAACCTCGACTTATTTTTTGTAAATGAGATGTCTGTAAAAATACCGGGGAGAGACACAACGCTATTAAGATAGCCCGATACGTAGCTACCGGCGGAATCCCTTGCAAGTTGCGTATCGACACGACCGAGCTTCCAACTCTGATATACAGCTTGTCGAATATTTTTGGCGACTTCGTCCGAGTCAAAGAAAAATAAGATATGGAAATGCGGGCGGAATGTCTTAGGAGTATACTCCGATACAACGTATGAAGATATTTTTTCATATGAACCAATTTTAGTAAATAAATACTTGCGAAAACGTTTCGCAAAAAGTTGATAATCACGATAATTCACATACTTAAGAAGTCCTTTAAATTGAGGAAAGGCATTGTTATTTCCTTCACATTTAGACTTTTTCTTAAGCATCTCAGCCTTTTCAGGGGAAAGCCAAACAAGATCCTCACGCTGAACATCATTGAATTTTTGCAACTTAGAAACGCGCGGAATAGTGCGGAGAATATAAGGGCGGGCAGGAGACTGATAAGTAGGTTTATAATTCTTTCGGAATTCAACAGCAGCAGCGCAAGAATCAAATATAGCCTTCAAATGCTCATCAATGTAAGGTTTATTTACCTTACAGGTAAACATATTAATAAGAGAATCACCAACAGGACGACGGGCACGCATACGAGTCTCCTGAGAAAACATTTCCGTTTTCTTAACACGAGGGTCAAGAATAAGACGCATATGCAACTGAGTCTTAACACAAGGCCAATTCTTACCAATAGGATAATCGAATTCATAATCCGTAATAGGCACAAGTGCCATTTTCGGAACATACTGCGAATTGTAAGTAAGTGTTACAAAGTAACAATATTTCCGATTACATTTCTCATAATCACATAAGTTTCTTTTCGCGTCAGAACGCGAAATTAAACAATGTGGACACATTCCGCATTCAACATAAACAGGCTCACCTGTGTACTTATTTTTTATTACGCGAGGATGCTCACAACGATTGAAAAAATTATAAATCTTATCAGACATATATCTATCGTCTTTAAATTCAGGGAAGAATACTTTTACTTTTAATCTTACGAAACCGCAAAGGTAGGTAAATTTTGAAGAAAGCACCAATCAACATTTTATCAAAAATTATTAATTTCGCGCGCGGCTACGTAAACTTCGCACACACACGATATTAACAATTTTCAATAAAATAACGCTTGGTGCAGTCTTCAAAATTTGTCAATAATATGCGGTGTCGGAAGAAAAAAAGAAAAACTATTCTTTTTTGTCACATTCTCCGCAGGGGGCAGCGTGATATTCAGTTACAGACTGAAAAATTAAAACTTTATCACCGTCACGAAGAAAATCGTCAGCAAGACAACACAAATCACTGTCATTAGTATCAATCAACATTGGTTCAGAAGGTTTTTCACCGTTTTTCGGTTGTACAGTCATTAAAAGTTTCATAATTGTAAATTTTAAATTGTTAATAATATAATCAAAGTAAGCCCGCGCTTAAGTGCACGAGATCCACGCGGGGAACTATTCATTCTCTTAAATATACGAACAAGATAACCTTCATGAGATGCAACGAAATCAGCAACAAATTCATTGATTTCAGAAGATGTCCAATCAAAATACATACGATATTCAACAATACCAGACTTAACATTATAATACCGAACGCACCAAGTAAATTTTCTTTCTGTTTTCATAAGCATATCTTTTTTTATTACACTACAAAGATAAAGGAATATAAGCAAGACACCAAATTAAATTATATGTTATACAACATATTTTGCATTTTTATTGGTGTCACTTTTGCCAATCTCAGACGAGAGAGGAGGGAATCGGGCTAGATGTGACACCCGATTTGCTACGCACAAAAGAGAACAACTATTAAATAAAAATGCACCGACTCATCACGAGCCAGTGCATCAAGGCAAATTAGAATATGACAATGAAACAGATTATCTACGATGCCGTTTAGAACGAACGGAACTCTTTCCGAAATTATCATCATAATATTCGTCGTAATCCATAAAGTAAGGCCTACCTCGATTATAACGACCGTTCTGGAAATTGGTATAAGAATCCAAGCCAGAACCAATACCATTAAAAATCATATTGGCAGAATTAACAGCCTCACGCCAAGGTTGAAGTTTTGTATCAAATCTAGACTGACTATATTCCTCAGCAGCAGAACCAGCACGAGAACGAAGAATAGAAGAATCATGAAATGCATCCTGAGGCGCATAACTAACGCGAGAACCATAATAATCACCAAAGTACAGATTCGTATCATTAGTAGCCTTAATCAATTTATCAGCAGTTTCCTCAGCAATACGATTAGAAATCTTCTGACCATTCGCTTTCGCATAAGTCAGGACCTCATCAGCAATAAGATTATTTACCTCTTGACGCTTCATTTGACCGGACATAATAAGATACTCATAATTAGCAGCCTTAATATTCAACTCGGCACGCTGATTTTCATCGAGATACTTATTCATAACAGTCTTAGCCTCAGCATCAAGAAGAGAATTAGCAATGTTAGCAACAAGCAAATTATTAGACCAACGCTGATTGGAAAGATTCTCCTCAAGAGAAGCCATACCAAGTTCGGCAGCCTTACGACCTTGAGAAAGATTATACGCACGTGCCTCAGGAGAAGCGTTACGCCAATCAGTAGCACCAATATTTTGCCAAATTTGAGAACGCAACAAATCAGACATATTAAGATTCTCAATGTCAGTTTTTTTCTTCTCAGACATAATTTTTAACGCAGAAGCCAAATTAACACCAACAGATTGAAAATCAGGAGTATACGGGATCTGAGGAGCAGCACCAGCAGCAGAAGCAGCAGAAGTACCAGACATTCCAGTAGCAGTACCAGCCTGAACATCACTCATATAGGGATTATATCCGGCTTCTTCTAACCTTTTACGCTGAGAAGAAGCCTTATTATATTCATTTTCCCTATTCCACATATCCAACTGAAAATCACGGGCTTTTTGGGCCTCACGAGCGTTAAAATCATTATTCATTTGATTTATCTTAATGTTAGTCTTATTAGTATCAGCCGTACTTTTAGCACCAATAGCACCAGAAATTACAGTACCAAGACCACCAAAGAGACCACTCGCGATATCCTTAAAAGCCATAACTATTCAGGTGATACAGAAGCAGAAGAAGTAATACCAGCAGAAGGTTCAGCAACAGCTTTTTCCTCAGCAGCAACACGAGCTTTTTCCTCAGCAGCAACACGAGCTTTTTCCTCAGCTTCTTTGATTAATGAATCATAATTTTCCATACAACACTCAGCCCATGCACGCATCTCGGACAATGATTGAATATGTCTCGATTTAAGAGTATTCAATAAAGTCTCATCATCCAATTGGGCGGTATATACCGACTTATTAGGCGTATAACGCTGAATATATTCACGTAACTCAGTAGCGGACAATTTATTCTCCAATCTTTGTTGATTAAAAATCAGCGAAATATCGGTAGAAACAGTAACAGAACCGTCCTTACCTTGAACAGTAGATAACTGCATTAACTTATCCTGAACAGGAACTTTTGTATGAGCAATATCAAAAGAACCGTTAAATGTATGCTCAATATATTCTTTCTTTTTCATATCAATAAGGCATTCCGGAATAATCCAAATTACGAACTACTTTAACATCAAAAGCACAATTAATCAAGAAAGGATCTGTATCCCATTTTGAATCAGCATTCACCTGAAAAATACTATCAAGTACAGAGGGATTCACCTTAAAAATATTATAAGTGACAGAAGAAGATAAAGTAATAATAGTAGACAACATATTCTTCCAAACAGAAGGAGTAATAGGAGCAACCCATTCTTTTTCGGTAGTGGTAAATGCACCTAACACATAATC